GGGTTTCATCTGGCAGAAGACGCAGCCTTGGCAAGTCAATATGCAGGAAAAGTCACCGGTTCAAATGTTATGCCGGTGCATGCCGCAATTAAGAACCCGTTAGAGCTTAAGTCCCTTGACGAGTGGTTTGATGTAATCCCCGGCAAAACAAATGCGGAAAAAACAAAATGGGTAAAGAGCCAAGGCTATGATGGCATAAAGTACCCGCACAGTCAGCCAACGGCAAACGAGTCCGGGATGGCTTGGGTTGCGTTTGAACCCACGCAGTTGAAATCCGCCATCGGGAACAAGGGAACATACAATCCTAAGAAAAAAGACATCAACAAAGCCAAAGGCGGGCAGGTCGGCAAACCCCTGCGCGGCGCAGGCAATAAAAAGGACATATAAACATGGCAACGAACATCGACAAAGCACTCTTTCAGCAACCACAGGGCATCGACGCATTGGCCGAAGAGGAGCAGGGTATTGAAATTGAGATTATTGATCCTGAGTCGGTGAGCATTGAAGGCCCGGGGTTTGCCATTGAGTTGGCCAAGGTTGAGGCCGAGAACGACTTTGATGTCAATCTGGCCGAAGAGATGGACGAGAGCGCCCTTGGGTCAATGGCCGGGGACTTAGCCGAAGACATTGACAACGACCGCAACTCGCGCAAGGAGTGGGAAAAAGCATACACGGAAGGGCTGAAACTGCTGGGCTTGCAGGTCGAGGAGCGCACAGAGCCTTGGAACGGCGCGTCTGGTGTGTTCCACCCGATGATTACTGAGGCCGTGGTCAGGTTCCAGTCAGAGGCAATCACGGAATCGTTCCCCGCCCAAGGGCCGGTGCGCACGAAGATCATCGGTAAAGAGACTCCGGAGAAGCAGCAAGCTGCGCGGCGGGTTGAGGCCGACATGAATTACGAGCTGACAGACGTGATGAAAGAGTTTCGGCCAGAGCACGAGCGCATGTTGTGGTCGCTGCCAGCCACAGGCTCGGCGTTCAAGAAGGTGTACTACGACCCCAATTTGGGACGGCAGGTGTCGATGTTTGTACCCGCAGAGGACATCCTCTTGCCATACGGCACGACCGACATGGACACTTGCTATCGCTTGACACACGTCATGCGCAAGACCAAGAACGACATCATCAAGCTCCAGCAAGCAGGCTTTTACCGCGACATCGATCTGGGCGACCCCACACGCGAGCAGACCAACATTGAGAAAGCCAAGGACAAAGAGACCGGCTTCAGCGATCTGAACGACGACCGTTACGTCTTGATGGAGTGCCACGTTGACTTGGACCTCAAGGGGTTTGAAGACGTGGACGAAGACGGCGAGCCAACAGGCATTGCGCTGCCGTACGTAATTACCATCATCAAGGGGACCAACGATGTACTGTCCATTCGACGCAATTGGCGCGAAGATGACGAGTTGCACCTCAAGCGCCAGCACTTCGTTCACTACCAATACGTACCCGGCTTCGGTGCGTATGGCTTTGGACTATTCCATCTCATCGGGGGATTTGCCAAGTCGGCCACCAGCATCATGCGCCAGCTCGTGGACGCCGGGACACTATCGAATCTACCCGGGGGCCTCAAGACTCGCGGACTTCGGATCAAGGGTGATGACACTCCGATTGCCCCCGGCGAGTTCCGGGATGTAGACATCGGCTCAGGCGCACTGCGGGACAACATCCTGCCACTGCCATATAAAGAGCCGTCGGCTGTTTTGTACAGTTTATTGGGCACCATCGTTGAGGAAGGTCGCCGCTTTGCAGCTACTGCGGACATGAAGGTTGCCGACATGTCAGCCAACGCCCCGGTGGGCACAACTCTGGCTCTGCTGGAGCGTCAGTTGAAAGTCATGTCGGCTGTGCAGGCGCGTATGCACTACGCGTTCAAACAAGAGCTGCGCCTCTTGGCCGGTCTGATCCGTGATTACACAGACCCCGCGTACGACTACGAGCCTGACCGTGGTGGCCGCAGAGCCAAGGCCGAGGACTACAACCACGTAGACATCATCCCTGTGTCGGACCCCAACGCGGCAACAATGTCACAAAGGGTCGTCCAATACCAAGCCGTCATCCAGATGGCGCAGATGGCCCCCGAGATTTATGACTTGCCGCTGCTACACCGCAATATGCTGGAGGTGCTGGGCATCAAGAACGCCGACAAGCTCGTGCCGTTGCCAGACGACCAGAAGCCAAGAGACCCTGTGTCCGAGAACATGATGGTGCTTAAAAGTGAGCCGGTCAAAGCGTTCATGTACCAAGACCACGAGGCCCACATCAAGGTACACATGTCCGCGATGCAGGACCCGATCATCATGCAGTTGATTGGCCAGAACCCCAAGGCCGCGATGATCCAAGCGGCCATGATGGCGCACGTTGCTGAGCACGTTGGTTTTGCGTACCGTCAGAAAATTGAGCAGCAGCTTGGCATTCCCCTGCCGCCGGAAGACGAGAAACTCCCGCCACAGGTCGAGGTTGCACTGTCCGCCATGATGGCGCAGGCTGCGCAGCAGGTTCTCCAACAGAGCCAAGCGCAGCAAGCACAGCAGCAGGCACAGCAGCAAGCCCAAGACCCCGTGCTCCAGCTTCAACAGCAGGAGTTGCAGATCAAGCAGAACGAGTTGGCGCTTAAAGACAAGAAGATCACTATCGATGCCGCCGCCCGTGCGGACGAGCTGGACCTCAAAGAAAAGGCGTTGGCTGCAAAGATGGAGTTGGACGGCTTCAAGGCGGGCCAGCAGGCCACGCAGGCCGAAAAGAAGTTGCAGTCCGACCAAGAACGAGAAGGTGTCCGCATGGGCATCGACATCGCAAGAAGTCGCCAACAGGCGATGCAGAAAAACCAACCACCGAAAGGCCCAGCCAAATAAATGATCCAAGACTTCGCACGCGTATTGCGCGAACAAATACGCAAAGACATGAATAACTACGCTGACGACGCCGCCAGCGGAGCATGTCGCTCATTTGAGGAATATCAAAAACTCTGCGGAACCATTCAGGGTCTGGCTATTGCAGAGCGTTATGTACTCGACCTTGCAAAGAAAGTAGAGCAATCAGATGAGTGAAATTCTTTTGCCGCCGGGTATTACCTTACCCAAACACATCCAGCCCCTAGATAAACCCGAGGAGGACGGCGACAAAGGGTCCGCCTTGCCTGTACCGACGGGCTACAAGATGTTGTGTATCGTGCCTGCCGTGGACGAAAAACTCGCGGGGACATCTCTTGACCTTATCCGAGATGCCGCGACCATGCGCCTTGAAGAGAGCGCCACAACCGTGCTTTGGGTTATGAAGCTCGGGCCAGATGCGTACAAAGACACCGCCAAGTTCCCATCAGGTCCGTGGTGCAAGGAAGGTGACTTTGTGCTCGTGCGTACCTACACCGGTACGCGTTTTAGGGTGTTTGGTAAAGAGTTCAGAGTATTGAACGACGACCAGATTGAATGTGTTGTGCAAGACCCCCGTGGGTATACCCGCGCTTGAAGGAGCAAAAATGCCTGCTTTTAAATTTCCTGATGAGATTGAAGACAAAGACGTTGTGGTTTCACAACAAGAAGACGGTGATGTCGAAGTTGAAATTGTTGATGACACACCGGAGCGCGACAAGGGACGAAAACCCTTAGACCGGGAGGTGGCTGACCCCACAGATGCTGAGATTGAAACCTACACGCGTGGGGCGCAGGAACGCATCAAAGAGTTGACACACGCCCGTCACGACGAACGTCGAGCAAAAGAGGCGCTCCAGAGAGAAAAGCAAGAGCTCGAGCGTCTTGCACAACACATGCATTCGGAGAATCAAAAGCTCAAACAGTATGTGGACAGCGGTTCCCAGCAGTATGGGGAGATGGCAAAAACCGCAGCCGAAGCTGAGTTGGACAAAGCCCGCCGAGATTACAAAACGGCGCAGGAAGCGTTTGACACGGACGGCATCATTGCGGCGCAGGAAGCCCTGACTGAAGCCAAGATGAAAATTGCGTCAGTAAAAAACTTTCGTCCAACTGCTTTACAACAGGAAGAAAGTGTTGTACAAACTAGGCAACCCGCACCCCAACCGGTGCAACCCGACGAAAAAACCCTGCGCTGGCAGGCCAAAAACCAGTGGTTCGGGGCCGAGGGGTTCGAAGAAGTTACCAGCTTTGCACTAGGGCTGCACCAGAAACTAGTCAATAACGGGGTCGATCCCCGCAGCAGTGAGTATTTCGAGCGGATTGACGCTCGCGTAAAGTCTACGTTTCCTGAAGTCTTTGGCGATGCTGAAGAGCGTAAGGTAACGGATTCCCCAAAAAGGCCAACTTCGGTTGTTGCCCCAGCAAATCGCTCTACGGGCGCAAGAAAAGTACAACTGACACCCACGCAGGTAGCGTTGGCGAAGAAATATGGCCTTACCCCGCAGCAGTATGCAAACGAAGTAGCAAAATTGGAGAAATTAAATGGCTGAAACAATAAACCGAAGTCCCCGTGAACTCGACTCACGCGCAAAAACAACTCGTTATGTGTACACACCTTCGAGTTCCTTGCCTAATCCGACACCTGATCCCAATTACAGGTATCGGTATATCATGACTAGCATAAATGGGCAGGCGCAGCCTACCCATGTATCAAAAATGATGCGAGAAGGCTGGGAACCAGTGAAGGCGGTGGACCATCCGGAGTTGCTTCTGGAAGGTAGTGCTAAGACCGGAAACGTAGAGACAGGTGGCCTCATGCTTTGCAAACAGGCCATTGATCGCGTACAAGTACGGAACGAGTATTACGACCAACAAGCGGCAAACCAGATGGCCTCTGTAGATAACAGTTTTATGAAAAATAATGACCCGCGCATGCCGTTGTTTGCTGACCGAAAGTCATCAACAACTCGTGGCGGATTTGGTTCAGGTTCAAAGTAACAAGGAGTCCTTAAATGGCCGCTACCGCTTCCCCCTATGGGCTACGTCCCATTAATCGCGTTGATGGCATGCCCTATGCCGGTGCAACTCAGACGTTTCTGATTGACCCGGCTGGCGAATCCACCAACATTTTCTATGGTCAAGTTGTCATTATTGGCTCGGACGGCTATCTAGCCATCTCCACCGCCACTGGTGCCGACATCACGACTAACAACCTTGGCGGCAACGGCATCGGTGCAATCGGCGTTTTCGTCGGCTGCGAATTTGTCAATGCACAAGGACAGGTGATTAACTCGCAGTTCTACCCCTCCGGCACAACCGGCGTGGTTACGGCTAAGGTTATTACTGACCCAAGCGTTGCGTTCCAAGCACAGCTAGATGGTTCTGGCACTCAATCAGTTTTGGGCACTAACACCTTCTTTGCCGCTGTACAGTCCACTTCTACAGGTTCTACCCGTACAGGTAACTCGACCAGCGCTTTGGAATCTTCCGTGGTCACAACTGCTGCGGCTTTCCGTATTGTGGGCTTTGTTGAGATTGAAGGCTTCTCGGAAATCGGCGACGCGTTCACTGATGTGTTGGTTAAGTTCAACCCCAGTGCCCACTCGTATTTAAACAACGTCGGCCTGTAAGGAGTTAAATCATGGCAATTTCACGCGCACAACTACTTAAAGAACTGCTCCCCGGTCTGAACGCTTTGTTTGGTATGGAGTACGCACGCTACGGCGAGCAACACAAGGAAATCTACGAGACTGAAACCTCTGAGCGTTCCTTCGAGGAAGAAACCAAGCTGTCCGGCTTCGGTGCTGCACCTGTCAAGAACGAGGGCTCTGCCATCGCTTATGACAACGCGCAGGAAGCTTTCTCTACCCGCTACACGCACGAAACCATCGCCCTTGGCTTCAGTATTACTGAAGAAGCGATTGAAGACAATCTGTATGACAGC